AATAGAAACGGAATAGGTATTGAAATGAATGACGAGTATTTTAATATTGCGAGTGAAAGGGTGGGAGAAAAAAGAAAAGAAAAAGAGAATACACTTGCAGAATTTGTAAAACAATAATTAAAGACGTTGAAAATGCAAAGTAAAAGATTAGCAATATTAGAAGCTTCCTTAATAAAAAAGGAGGCTTCGCTTGATGCAAGGTTTGAGACACACTTTGCAAGCGTAAAGCAAGCGAATGGGCAGCCATTAAACGATAAGAGAAACGGACAGGCGACACTTGATAAGTGGGAGCGACAAAACGAAGCTATAAGAAACCAACAGGCAAGCATTGAGAAAACTAAGAGAGCAATTGAAAAAGAAAGATATAAAATAATTGATGTTGAGCACTCAAAAGAAACGCTACCCGCTTGTATTTTAGAAATGATTGAAAGTGGTAAGCTTATACAATGGAGAAAACACCCAAATACTTTTTTTGTAGAAGGTGTTGATAAAGCTCGGATTTGTTGGGATGATAAAAAGAAGTTGATTTTTACCAGATATAAAAATACAATAACTGATAAGGATGTTTGGAAAATATTTGCAACTACATTTAACACTCTTTTAAAACAGATACAGGATGAACAAAAAGGAACTTCTTAACCCACAAATGATAAGGCTAACTGAAAGCTTAAAAGAAACAATACAAAAAAGTGCCAACAAACACAATGAGGGCAATTTTAACCGTGAAGTACGAGACTTAATCCAAATCGGTTTGAAAAACCGAAAGAGCGAGGGCAAAAAATAATTATGGCAAGTTTGCACAGGCGTTGATTAAGTGAACGAAACTTTCTTACGCTTGTGTATAACGCCCAAATATGTTTACGTAATCCCTCAAGGATTATTAAATATATTGGATGTTCAAAATTAAAAGTATATTTGTAAGTATGAAAGATAAAATAATAGACGTACTAGAGAAGCACTACTACGGTAGGAACTTCATAGAGTCCAGATGTGCAGATGACTTGATAGAGTTAATTAAGGAGAGCAAAAAACCAAAGGTAGTGTTTACTGAAAAGGTAGCCACTAAAATAATAGGCGGTATTGTAGTGCTAGCTTTATGTCTCTCTTTGTATATATGGGTGGCGGCTAAGACTATAAAGGGGGAACGCGTGCCTAAGGTTATAACCCTAAGTAATACAGACACCATCTACGAAGAGATAGAAGTTCTTAAATTAAGATCGGATACTATAATCATTAATAATGAAAAGCAAATTAATAATTACAATCACGCTTCTACTACTGACAAAGTGGAGCTATTCGCAAAACGTATTAATAGATAAACAAGGGGATACTCTTGTAACTATTACTATCCCACAAATGAATAGTATTTATCTGGAGCTGCTGCAAAAGGATAGTTTAATGGCTCAAAGCATTTTAAACACGTCTAAGGAAGTCTTACTCTACAACCTAGTAGATAGTGCCAAAAAGGATATTAAATCGCTTACGTCGCTTGTGAGGGTTATTGACGAGGAGAATATAGCTTTACACCTAGACAACGAAAAGAAAGTAATTAAATTAAAGCGAAATAGAATAATAGCTATAGCGTCTTCTATCTTGGCAACATTATTATTAATAAAATGAGAAAAATAAACAAAGCAATTTTACATTGTTCGGCTACTCCAAAGGGTAGGGACGTGAAGACAGAAACTATTAAGGGTTGGCATACTGCAAAGGGGTGGGTGGATATCGGCTACCATTATATCATTGAGCTAGACGGCTCTGTTAATATGGGTAGAGACGTTAGCCTTATAGGGGCTCACACTCTAGGAGAGAACAAAGGAAGCATAGGCATTTGCTATGTGGGAGGTATGAACCTTTCTATGACTAAGCCAGAGGATACTAGAACTGAGGAGCAAAAAGAAGCCCTAAGATGTTTAATTACTGACCTTAAAGCAAGGTTTAAAAATCTCACAGTACACGGTCACTATGAGTTTAGTGCGAAGGCTTGTCCCTCGTTTAACGTAGAAGATGAGAACTACTAAATGGGTAAGAAAATTAAGGAAGAAAGACCGAGACTGAAAGGTAATAAGTTAATAGCTTATAATCACATCAATAAAGAGGAACGCCGTATTCTAGTAATAGGAGATTTGCACGAACCCTTTTGCTTAGATGGGTACTTAAAACATTGTAAAGATGTCTACGCTCAACACAACTGCAATCAAGTTGTTTTTATTGGCGATGTTATAGATAATCACTATTCAAGTTTTCACGACCCCGACCCCGACGGTATGGGAGGAGGTGATGAGCTAGACCTAGCTATTAAGAAACTAAGCAAGTGGTATAAAGCGTTCCCATTAGCAGACGTTTGTATAGGAAACCACGACAGAATAATCGCACGTAAAGCGTTTGCAAGCGGCGTTCCTAAGCAATGGATAAAAGGACTTGCAGAAGTATTACAAACATTCTATTGGACATTTGACACTAGATTTGTTTACGATAATGTGCAATACATTCACGGCGAAAGTGGCAGAGCTACGAAGAAAGCTAAAGATGATATGATGTCTACGGTGCAAGGTCATAGACATACAGAAATGTTTACCGAGTACGCGGTAGGAGCTAATTACAAAGTTTTTGGTTGTGCCGTAGGTTGTGGAATAAATAATGCGTCTTATGCTATGGCATACGGCAAGCACTTCAAGAAACCAGCTATAGGATGTGCAGTAGTGTTTGGTGGCAAGTACGCTTTAAATTGCCCTATGGAATTATAATCTTTGTTTAAATCAACTAAAGAGCTGCTACTTTATTGTTTCAGCTCTTTTTTTATGTCCTTAAACTTATTTAATACCTTTCTAGCTTTGTCTATAAATGAATATCCCTTTATGTCCTCAAAAGATTCATCCATAGACTTAACCTCTATAGATATTAAGATTAAGGCTATTAATTTAGTGGCTAGGAACTCTACACTAATAACTAGCTGAGTCAAAGCGTTCAAAATAAACACATCAGAAGCATATATCAGCATAACCACAGCCACATAGCTTACCAACTTTGGCACTAAGCCATTGCGCAATATCTTACTTCTTATTTCTTCGCCGGTTTTCTTAGCCTTCCAAAGTCCGAAACAAGTATCTAATATCGTAGCCAATGCGACCATAAGAATTATGCCCTTTATCGGAGCGAAGAATAATACCAAAGTAGTTAATATAGTGCTAAGATATATCTTCATCAGGAATCACGCAGAACGGGCTATCAGGGTTTGCAACGCAGTACCCTTTAAGATAGAGTGAATCATTTCCAGCGAAATTATGAACTCTTACTGGGTTAGGCCATACAATATAAGCGTCTAAGCTATCTACTGGCTCGTTTAAGAGCATATCAACAGCGTACATAGTAATTAGGTCAGTATATTCCCCTTCTTCGTTGTGAGCAAAACATATGTGTCCTATCTCGACAACTGCGTTTATCTCATTGATTAAAGTTTCGTTACCTTCCTCATCTGTGTTGTAGAGAGTAGGTCTAATGGTTGCCCATTGCTCGTCTGTAAATTCGTATTTTAAAAATATCATATAGTTGTTAGTGTTGCGAGTTCTGTGTTGGTTAATCTTGTTTTAAATAGTGTTACTGCATCGACTCGGTGGTTAAATGCTAAGTTACCTCCACGATACGCTGAAAAGTATATCCTACCCATACCTGCAGGAACTGACGCACTCGTGTTCGTGTAAACAGATACACCATTTACATAAACCTTAAAATCATTAGCCTTGTAGGCAAATGCTACATTGAATGTGCCGCTGCCTATTGCAGAGCTCACTACTAAGTCAAACTGACTACTTCCACCACTTGTGCAAGATACTCTTAAATCATCGTTAAATGTGGATATATTCAAATTGTCTGTATCCGCAGCATTTCGCATAGTCAGTATTCTATAAGTATCTATATTCTCCTTCGTAAACTTAACTTGCCAAGTCCCCTCAGTTTGTCCTATCACACTACTAAGCCCCGTTGTGCTGCTTGTGTCTTGCAAACGAGTCACCGTAGTGCCTGAGGTGGGGATGTATGAGGTAGGGTAGGAGCCGAGTTCGTTTTGAATTGCAGTCACCCTAAACGCCTTAACTGATTGTGAAGTATATTTGATTATTCCATAATTAGGGCTTCCGCCGTTCTGCGTTGTACTTAAAGACACAAGATAAGTATCTGTAGCCCCTATTCGACTTACTGTCGCAGACGTAGTATTTACCACCCCCCCCACAATAATAGCAAAATCACCCGTTGTACTATTCAATCCAATTATTGGAGCTGAGTTGTCATCCATTTGAACAAAAAAAGAAAAAGAGTACAATTGTCCAGCTACCCAACTTTGAGTGGTTTTGTATAATGTGGTTAGTACTGAGTTATCCCCTACTTGTATAGAATTTGCAAAGCTATTGATTGAAGTAGCCGCATCCGTAAGGTTGCCAACCTTAGTGTTATAATCCACTAATACCCCTTCAGAGTTTAAAATCAAATTAGTCCTCTGCGGCTCTAAGAGCAAAGACCCACATCCGTTAGTGTAGTCTATGCGTGGTACGTTTGTAGCTACTGACTCTATTAGTCCACTTTCGTTTACTCTCGTAGCAGTAGATGCTCGTGCGAAAGTTAGGTCACCACTGCCATCTATTGGCTTCTGAGCATATATCTTGCTCTCTTTGTATCCACTTGGATATACTATTAAACTTGCTTCGCTATATAAACTCATTGTATGCTATCTAAAAATGTTATTGTACAAGATTCATTCTCTACCACTCCTCCGTCTGCAAGCACTCGTAGCTTGTACGCATTGAATAGATCAGTACGTATGCTTACCCCGTTAGACTTGAAACCAAATCCAAAGCCAAACCCGTACATTATTGTCCTCCTTTAATGGCGAACGCTGAACCGCTTGCAAGTGTTACCGCAGTCAAAAACTCTCCGCTTGGTGCTGCTAGTATCATTCCAGCAGAAAGCGTCTTAGCTGCTACCCCTATCTCTGTGACAAGGTTAGTACCTTCTGAGCTTGTAAGCGTAGACACTACTGCTTCTTCATTGATTACAATGTAGATGTAGTTCTCTGTGATAGTTGCACCCGTGATAGCTGCTGCTGAATCGGTAAATTTCTGACCGTTACGAGCTATTAGTAAATCTGTTGTAGTACTCATTTTATTTTATTTTATTTTATTTTTTATATTTTTATTGGAACTTTACACCTTGCGTAGCCGTAGCCCGTACTGATTGACATATTAATTGCAGCCCCAGAATACAAACTATCAAACCTTTCAGAGAAGGGCTGGATACTCCAAGTCTTATTTAATACTAAATGTAAGTCTTTATCTGCCCAACTTGCTTTGTTGTAATTCTCAAAGATGCTCATAATGTCAAGAGCGATTAAGCTACATTCATTTTGCACATCGACTTCATTCGTTGCCGTGTTTATTTCTGTCACGTTGTCGCACAAGAATATATCTAAGGAATAGTCTATTCCATTAAACCCATTCGGAGAGATAGAAGCAACGTCATAGATTAAATACGAACCCGTTACATCTTTAGTCAAGTCTACATCCCACAAATTACCCTTTAAAACGGTGTTTATTTGTGGATGCTCAGACGCTATCCCCTCCATAATAGACTGTATATTCTTTATTGTTACGCTCTTCATAGGATAAACTGGCTTCTCCATTGTACGTCCGTTTCTGGATGTACTACATCGCTACCGCTTGGAGGTGTGTTATACAAAGGGTAAGACGTTGCGTTCTCTTTCAAGTATAGCTTTAGCTTTCTACGGTAGAAGTCTGCACTATCTTTAAAAATACTCTTAGCCGTCACTAGCTCTTGCTGAGACAATGCACTGAAATTGTCGCCTGAGTGAGTGCCAGCCCCTTTATTGTTTAGCTTGTAAGTGCCTATTCTTGTGTACTTATGGCACACCTCCCATTTTAAAGCATCCCTTAAGTACTGCTTGATTAAAGTCTCGTTTAATCCCGACACCGTGCCCGCTTGTATTTGCGATTGTATCTCATCAAACAAGGCACTCCCTAAAATAGGACGTACAAATGTATTTTGAATACTATCTATAAGCGGCTTCAAATACCCGTCGTCTACGTTGTAGTTTAGTACGGTGTTTTCTTTTACGAATGCTGGGCTTACTATTAAAATCATTTCTTTTTTCTAACTATTACTTGACTCCAAATATGTCTGCAATAAGGCAGAGCCGCTTTACCTTCTCCCTTTGGCTGATACCAACCTCCACGAGCTAGCCAAACGTTAGTAACGTCTGCAAACCCACTTGTATCCATATCGTTACGCTTATTCTCTATTTCCTCCCTAGAGTATAGCTTCTTTTTCATCATCATTTCCTTACAGAAATCTCTAGACTTACCGCCAGCACTTAAAGCTGGAGCGTTTGGTCTTAGGGTGTACTTGTACTTTATTTCTACAGATGGTACATCTATAACCTTAGCCACTCGCTCACCTATTGGCGTGAGTGTTATATTATTAGCTTCTACTTCTATAAGCTTAGAGTCTTTTAATACTCCTAGCGAGTCCATTAAGGAAGGTAAAGCTAAGCCTAGTATATCAGATATGCCAGTGGCGGCGATAAGTGGATTGTCTAAAATTGCTTTTAGCACTCTTTGAATTATGCCTTGTCCTTCCGTTGCAAACTCCATTGGCTGCCCGTCGCTATCAAAGTTTATCTCGAATCTATCTATCTCCTCGTAATCGTCCTCGCTTACTCCTATGTCGTTAAAGATGTGGCTTATGTTTTCCTCTTCTGCAAAGTGAGAGCACATACCAACGGGGGTGGCGTCCTTTTTTAGCAGTTTTGCCGCTGCTTCTGGAGATAATCTAAGGAACTCAATTAAGAACGCTAAGCCTTGAGAGCTTGATAGCATGCCAATCTTAACTTGTTCCACTATAGACAATGCACTAGCTATCTGAGCCCCGTTATAAGACGTTTCTTTTTGGGCTGCTTCTTCGCTAGGTAAGTCTGTAGTTGTCACGTCGCCGCTTGGAGCTGATGATATAGGTATTACTCCGCTAGCAGCTCCCTCTTCTGCTAAGTCTAAGCCCGTCTGCTCGTTTATTAAGTTCCTTATTTCTAGACGTGTTAGGTTGCCTAAGATAATGTCGCTAGTGAGGTCTATAGTGTCTATAGGTTTAAGTGGTAGCAGTTCTATGTCTGTATTTTGTATTTCTAAGAATGCTAATTTTTTAACAGTTCTTAGTATTGTATTTTTTCTTTCTTGTACGTAGGTATTGGAGAATATTTCATAAGCTAAGTCTAGTTCACTCCGTCCGCCTAGTTGCCCTTGTTCCTTTACTCCGAAAAGTATAGGGTTAGTAACTCGATGACCTATAAATATAGACTCCTTTACTCGCTTGCTCATCTCTACATATCGCTCGTGTAAGTCGTTACCGTTAAGGCTTTCTATCTCGCTAGAGTTCTCTTTAGATGGAGAGAATAAATGTACTATTTTAGTTCCAGAAGCACCTCCGAACTTATCTTGGAATTGCTTTTCAAATGCTTGCGACTCTTCTAAGGTCTCTGGCACTCCGTTGTTGTGCGTAATTATAGTACCTCCAGCAAATCCACTCTTAACCTCATTAAGCCAGTAGTCGCCTATCTGTACATCCGTTTTTATCTCAGCTAAAGAGCCTACATACACGGGTAAAGGGTAGTATTTAAGATTAGGTCTATAATCTACGTGGTAGATAACACCTACTTTCTGCTCTAAGTCTGTAGGGTCATACTTGTCAAGGGGTTTTATGTCCGGTCTTGAGTTCATAGTCCCTTTTTCTGTAATCCAGTCGTCAGCGTATTGTATAGAACCATCTAAGCCTAGTCTTATATTAGCAAAGTCTATGTGGTAGTATTGATTACCCACCGCCGTTCTTATTACTTCAATAGCGTAACCATTGAATAACTCGTAATCTAGTGCCACTCGCTTCAATAAACTAGTCCAATCCTCCGATAAGTTAGCAGAAGATAGCCATTTCTTAACTTTTAAGTCGTCACTTTCTAGTCCATTGCCTACAATGTAGCCCACTTTGCCGTTTATTATAGCGTTGTGAGTACTAGAATCATTATATAGGTCTATTAGTTCTTGTGGGTAGAGGTTATCTGCACCAAAATAAACTAGGTTTTGGCTCTTTTTCTCTAAGAACTTAGGCACTTCGGCACTTGCGAAAGTTGTAGCCACTGGGAAATTACTCATATATTACCGTTGTTTGCTCATTTGTGTAAGAATAGACAGTCTCTTGTGGCTGCTTTAATCTCAATATCCCGCGATGTACTTCTACTCCCACAGTTCCGCCAAGTGTTTCGGCGTTTATTATCTTATATGGATAGTCCCCGTTATTAGGTAGGGCTATTGTGGCGTTTGCTAGGTCTTGTGTTCCCTCAATTAGATTGAAAGTTACATACCTACCGTTAACGCTAACGGGTGCGGCTAAGGTTACATTTACCTCATACTCCGCCGCTTCAATGGTCATTGTATAGAAGTCTTTGCTCGTCTCGTTTGAGATATTGCAGTAAATATAATTGGTGGTATTTAGTTCTATTATGTCCATATTTAAAAAAACCCGCCACCGTTAAGCAGCGGGCATATTAGTGTCTAAGATTAGACGATTATACTATAGGAAAAGCTCCAGCCGTTACGGTAGGCATAGGCTCAAATTCCATAGCTTGAAAGGATAAAGAGTAGCCACTTCTATCACCTAGAGCCGTACCCGTTCCCGTGTCTCCTGCCGTCATTCTAACGCCGTTAGTTTTACCCATTAGCCAATACACTCCGTTGTTATCTAAGATGATTACAGATAGCTTAGCTCTTGCCAACATCTTCACCTCGTTACGCTTCGCCACATCAAGTTTATTGATTACATACGTAGCGGTCTGGTCAAAATATGACGTTCCGTTTTGGTCGTTTACTGTAGGATTGTCGTTCATTACTGACGTCGCTCCTTGTGCGTTGGTACACTCATATTTGTAGTAAATAAGAGATGTACCCGTAATTGCACTAGCTACGCCCGCCGCTTCGGTTACTGCGAAATCGTCTACCATATTGGCAAACCAAAATTCAGCAACACCACCGATGGAATCGTTGCAACCTACTGTAAAGCCCGTTGTTATATCACAAGCCATACGATTACGGTACTAAAGTAAATTCAACAATTTCAGAAGGGTAAGCTACTTGCAAACCTCTTTTGAATTTAACTCTGTAGTAAACCTTATCGTCTTTCTTTTCGTACCACATATCAAACTCCTCTTCGTCATTTTGAAGGTCAAAACCTAAGAAGAAATTTTCTTGTGTTCCTAAGAACATTCTGTTTGTGCCGTCAAGTCCAACTACACCAACTAGCTTTACATTTTTACCTACTACTTTCATAACGTAGTCAGTCCATTCAGTAGCATTAACGTGGTATAGGTTCTTAGCTTGTAGAGTGTCCGCGTACTTATCGAATACGTCTTGTCCTACAAATAGAACTTGAGTAGTAGAAGACTTTAGCTTTGCTGGTCTAGCGTTGCAAATGTCTCTTATTAAAGTGTCAACGTTCCCAGATGCTCCAGAAGTGACACCCGTCGCAGCCGTTACCGATCCAGTGTTACCGTCTACCGCAGTACCCGCCGCGTCTATAGTCTTAATAAGACCGTCATACTTGTTTATGTAAACGTTGCCGCTTCCAGTGTCTCCTTGCCAGTC